ATGGTAATTAAAATTAAGAATTGGTGGAAAGATTTAAAATCTTATGATAGGTTCTTTTTTATATCATTTGTACCAGCTATGCTTTTCACAATTTGGGGGCTAAGTGACCTTTATATTAATTACTTTGATTTATTAAGTAAGGAAGATCACCTTCAGTTTTTTCTTAGGATATTCTTTCCAATATCAGTAGCTACTTTAGTAACAGTATTAGAACGCAATAAAAGACAAAAATTAATAAAAGATATTAAAGATTATCTTGATAAATAATTATTTTAATCTTTCAATAAGATAAAATACATAAATAAATACTGCTACACATATTAGTATACTAGATATAGTCATATTACATATTATATTAGAAAAGTGATTTTTCTGCTATATAATATTATATGAATTTAAACCTTCTCAAGTCTCATCCATATATTTCTCCAGATATTAAAATAGAAAAATTTACCGATCCCTACCCATATATCATTATTGATAATTTATTTAAACCAGAGATTTATCAGAAAATGTGTGATAAATTTCATACTTATATATCAAGAGTTGAAAAACCTTTTGGTAAAGTAGGAGATACTGGATTAGATTATGATGCTTTAATATATGCGGTGAAAGAAGAAGACTGTTCAGAAGGATATGATTTTTTTAAATTTAAACTTTGGCAAATTTTTATATCTAATATTTTTAATGTTGAATTTAATCAGCATATGGCATACAGTTTACATTTTCATAAAGGATCAATAGAAAAACCATCTAGAAATGGATGGCCACACTTAGATTTAAGCATATGTTCCGCTATAGATAATCCAGAAAAATCAATAAATATTGGTGGAGATTGTATCTATCCTGATGATACTCATAATTTACAACCACATACAAAAAAGATAATAAGAAGTGTTGCAATGTTATATTATTTTAATAATAAAAATGATCAACAAGAAGGAGATGGAGGAGGCACTGGAGTTTTTAAAAATTATAATTCTAATTCTTTTGTCAAAGAAGTCAAGCCAATTAATAATAGATTATTTGCATTTGAGATAAGCCCCAAATCTTATCATGGATTCGTTGGAGCTAAATTTGATAGATCTGCAATGGTATCTTGGTTTCATAGTAATCCGAGTTATATTGTAAATAAAAATTTAGATTTATATAAACAAAGGTTTATGCAAAATGGTGAAGTATTTGAATACTGGAAAAAAGACAATAGATGGACGCTTGATATGGATCCAGAATATAATAAATTTTTTAATCAACCATATAATGAATTATTTAAAAAATGAAAAAAGATATAATTATTGTAGAAAATTTTTATCAAGATCCTAATAAAGTAAGAGATTATGCTCTTAATGAATTAAAAAATAATAATTATCTTCCATATGGTTTATCCACTTGGTATGCATCTAAATTTAAAGAATGGAATGAATGCCCATTTAAATCTTCTCAATCTTTAATAAATAGATTAAATGATATAACTAATGAAGAAATTGATTTAGATTTTTGGAGAAAAAGCTATCCACCTCATGGAAGTAAAGAAGACTCTATAAGAGAAAATAAAAGTTGCAAATGGAATTGCTCTTTTCATATTAAACCTTTAACTGGTCAAAAATTAGGTCAAGGAGTACATAATCACGTAACGGATTGTTGGAATTCTGTTGAAGAAAATGGATGGGTAGGATTAATATATTTAAATCCAGATGCACCAATTGATACTGGTTTATTTCTTTGGGAAAATAAAAATCAACAAAAAAATTATGATTGGATGACTCCAGAAGAAAATTGGAAATTAATAGATTCTTTGGGAGCAGTTTATAATAGATTAATATTATGTAGGGGTAGCAAACCTCATAGTGGAGCAGATGGATTTTCTGATATTTTTGAAAAAGGAAGATTATATCAAACATTCTTCTTTAAAACAAAACTTTCCACATCTAAAACCTTTTCATCGGTATCTATAAATATTTAAAAATGAAGTATATTTACTCTTTTGTTCCGTTTGAACATGATTACCTATCAAGTACTTATAAATTAGATAATAATTTTATTAATTTAGCAAAAGCATCTATATCAAGAATTAAAAATTCTGGAAAAATTATTATTTATACAAAAGAAGAATTAATACCATTTTTTTCAAAAAATATAAATGAAAATATAATTTATAAAAAATTAGATTTTAATAAATCTTTTTTTTGGGCAAAATCTAAATTATTAGCTTTATACGAAGAAACAAAAATAGATCACGAACCCTTAATTCATTTAGATTTTGATATATTTTTTGTTAGAGATTTTTTAAAAGAACAAGTTCCAGAAATATTCTTAAGTCATGGAGAACCCCATAATATACTAGGTCAAGAAATTTTAAATGAAAGAAAAATAGTTCAGTCATGTATTCTTAAATGGTATGATGAAACATTTAATTTCTTAAAAAGTAAAAATTTTTCAGAAGAAATATTAAAATTAAATATAAATTTTTCATATAATACTTCTACATTTGGTGGTAAAAATATTAATTTAATAAATAATATTTGTAAAAGAATTTTAGATTTTGAAGAAAAATACAATAACTTATATTTAAAATTGATTGATGATATTAATACAAATAAATTAAATCAAAATACTTTATTATTTACAGCTATAATGGAGCAATCATTAATTGCTTATTTATTTGAAGAATTAAAAATTATACCAAATTTTATGGATATTGGATATAAAACAAACTACATACATTTTGTTGGAGATATGAAAAGAAATGAATTATTTAGGCAAAAATTAAATTATTTTTGTCAAAATCATATAAATGAAGAGTCTTTTGATATTAAAAAATATTTTCATGGCAATTATTGAAATAGATCCTAGCAAACTTTGCAAATGAATATTTATAAGGATTTACCATTTTTTGAAAAAGATTTAAGCGGATGGGGTGGTGATCATCCAATTTTTGAAAAACTTATTTTAAATTTAAAATCTCAACCTAAAGTCATCATAGAGATAGGTACTTGGAAGGGTCAATCAGCTATTAATATGGCTAATATTTTAAAAAGATATGATATCAAATGCAAAATATATTGTGTTGATACTTTTTTAGGTACTTGGGATTTAGAAGAAAAAGATTTAAAAAATGGTTATCCTCAAGTTTATTACAAGTTTCTTAACAATATTATTCACGAAAAATGTGAGGATTACATAATACCATGTCCAAACACTTCTTTATTTTATTATAAAAAATTTAAAGAAATGAATCTTAAAGCAGATTTAATATATATAGATGGATCTCATATGTATGAGGATATATATGCTGATATAAGTAATTATTCAAATTTATTAAACTCAAATGGTATTATTTTCGGAGATGATTTCACTTGGGCACCAGACGTAGGTAAAGCAGTGAATAAATATTGCTCAGAAAATAATAAAAAATTTCAAGTAACTGAAAACAGATACTGGCAAATTATTTAAATGAATATCCTAATACTAGGTGGTAGTCAATTCGTAGGCAAGAATTTTGTAGATTATGTATCTATTAATAGTGATTATAACTTAATTCTAGCCAACAGAGGAATTACAAAAACTCCAGATATTAGCATAAATAGAGATAACGAAAAAGATTGCAGCAATTTAAAAAATAAAGAATATGATGTTGTAGTTGATTTTTCTTGTTATGATTTAAATCAATTTAAAAATACTTATCAATATCTAAAGTTTAATAGATATATATTTATATCAACTAGCGCGGTTGAGGCTATACCATTTCAAAATGTAAGTCCAGATATGTATGAAATGGTTAGATATGCCCACAGTAAAAAAGAGTGCGAAGATTTTATTGTAAATAACATTAAAAATTATTCAATAATTAGACCTTGCTATATAGTTGGAAAAGATGATTATACCAATAGATTCTATAAAAAAGATAATAAGTATTACTGGAATAATGGCCTAGAATTGACTTATTATATAGAAGCTGATATTTTATCTAAGTTGATATTTAATCAACTTAATAATTCTTCTAATACCATAGTAAATCCATGTAAATAATGTGTAATAATTGATATGCCAATTCCTCAACCTAAAAAGAACGAAAAAGAAAGCGATTATATGGGTCGCTGTATGCATTTTTTAAATAAAGATGGTGAAACTCCAAGACCACAAAATCAAAAAGTTGCTATTTGTTTGAATACTTTTCGTACTCCAGAGAAAAAAGCTAAAGGTGAAATCGAAATAGACTTTACCGAAGAAATTAAAAACATGAATAAACCAAAAGAAGAAGCTCCAAAAGTAGAAGTTAAAGTCGAGGAACAAAATAATACAGCAGTAACCGCACCAGCTCCAGAAGTTAAAATTGAGGAAACTAAAGCTTCTTGTGGAAAACCAAATTGTGGATCAGTACAAGAAATACAACCAGTAGAAGAAGTCAAGGCAGAAACAGATGGTAAAGGCGAATTGATTCAAACAACTCTTCTTCAAATGCAACATCAATATAAAATACTACATTGGCAAACAACTTCATTTTCACAACATAAATCATTTGATGAAATAGTAAGTAGTTTAATGGAAAATACTGATGAATTTATTGAAACCTACATGGGTAAATACGGCAGAGTAATTGCTGCTAATACTTTTAATATTTCTTTAGCTAATTATAAAGATACAGATTTTATAGCTCTTACAGATAAGTATATTGGATTCTTGATTGGATTAAATGATATACTAGATAAAGCTCAAGATTCAGACTTATTAAATATAAGAGATGAAATCCTTGGTTCTTTAAATCAATTAAAATATCTTTTGACATTAGCATAAATTGTTTGACTTATAATCTTATTTAAGATAAAATTTATTATCTTGAATAATATAAAAGAGTATATCATATCATACTATTCGAATTTGGAGTCTGCAAAGAATAACATTGATCAAGTCAAAGATTATTCCAATTATACAAATATAGTTAATTATAATAATGGCATCGGAGATGTTGTTACTTTAAATAATCTTTTATTCAAAGATGAAAACACAAGAAGCAATTTAAATATCTTTAGCCAATCCAAGCACTTCTCAGATATTTTACATTTTAATAAGTTTAAAGATTCTAATCATATTCAAAGTAATGATTTCCTACGAGTAGAACTTTTAGAGTTTTACAATCTAGGCAGCGGGCATCTTATACAAAAAATGCGTAGATTCCTTAATTTGCCAATACATGCAAAACCTAAATCTTATTTAAATACAAATAAACAAAAAGTTAAAAACAAAATTGGCATACATTTAAGCACAGGAGCGAGTGCATTTTCCTTAAATTCACATTCTAAACCAAGACAAATATATCCAGAAAACATTAAAATTATAAATGATTTCATAAGCAAAAATCCAGAATATTCATTTGTAGAGTTTGGTGGTGAATCAGTTGGACTGCAAAACTGCTCTAATTTTTGTAGTAAACCTATAATAGATTCAATAGAAGAACTTTCTACTTGCGAATACTTTATAGGTTTAAATAGTGGATTTATGAACCTAGCTGTATGTTTTGATATCAAGTCTATAATCATTATAAATATTCCAATAAACGCCTCAGATGTGGTCTTGCCAGTTTTAAAGGATATACAGATATCAGATATGAATTGGCTATACCCTCAGAACGTACATCTTCATCAAGATAATGAATCCAAACTAGTTCCAAAAATATCATATGATAATATAAAAAAGGCACTTAATGGAGAAATATATCCGTTCTGGAAAGAAGATTGTTTAGATTTAATCTTTTAAATTATACATTATCTATTATGATTAATTTATTAGTTGATGAAGCTTATGCATTTGATTATTTAAGCATTCTTCATGTAAAAAAAAATATTAATCAACAAGTCGATTCTTCTTGGAAAGAATGCTTTGATTATATACAAAATCAAATTGGTGAAAATACAATGCAAGAGATCGTTAATTCAAAAGAGTATCACGGAATGATTGACGCAAATCAAATTACATTTGATGCAGTAGAAAAAGCTAGGTATGGAGAAATCACAGCGAAAAAAGTAGATAAAGCTAATATGTTAAGATATGAAAAAAAATGCCAATTACAAAAAAAGTTTTTTAATTCAAATATGAAAGAAATAAAAACATGAGAGTTACAGTACTTACTTTATGGACAGGAAACTATGCTCCATTAGCTCAAATAACATCAAAAAATAAAAAAGAATATTGCGATTTGCACGGATATACCTTTGTAGAAAAAACTTCAGATTTTAAATTTCAGCACACAGGATTTGAAAAAATATATCAAGCACTTCAATTATTGAAAAATAACGAGTGCGATGTATTGTTTTGGTGTGGCACAGATACATTTATTACAAATTATAAAATTAAAATAACTGATCTAATAGATGACGAGCATGACTTCTTCATAGCAACAGATGCAAATGCAATAAATAGTGATTCTTTCATTATAAGAAATACGCCAAAAGCTATAGAGTTCTTTCAAGAGATTATTGATCTTTATGGTAAATATATAAAACATACATGGGCAGAGCAACAAGCTATTATAGAATTAACTCATATTGTTCATGATGAAAATTTTGTAGCTTGCACTGAAAATTGTGGTAAACCAAAATATGCTGATATAACTAAAATATTACCACAACATATAATTAACGCATACAACTATAAAATGTATCCACACCATAATTTTCACGGAAGTACAGACAGTATAACTCATTATCAACAAGGTCAAGATTTTTATGGTAATCGAGGACAATGGGAATTTGGAGATTTTATGATACATTGGCCAGCAAGAACTTTAAGCGAAAGAATTGATTTGGCTAACGAATATAATCGATACATTGTTAAATAAAACTTGATTTTATTATAAATATATAATAATATTATATTGATGGATTCTAAACTAGAAAAGATATTATCAGATATTTCTGATTATTTGTCAGAAAAAAATAACAATAAAATATGGGAAGCTGGAAAGGATTGGGTTCAATACGCTGGACCGTATTTCTCAAATGAAGAATATATTTCTTCTATAGAAACTCTTTTAAATGGTTGGCTAGTCCTTGGAGATAAAGGAATCTCATTTGAAAATCAATTTCCTAAAATCTTAAATAAAGAATATGGCATTTTAACGAATAGTGGAAGTAGCTCAAATTTGATTATGATGTCAGCTATGGCTTCTAAAAGACTTTATAATTTTCCTAAAGGAACTAAAGTTATAACACCAATAGCAGGATTTCCAACTACAATTAATCCAATTTTTCAAGTTGGATTTGTTCCAGCTTTTGTTGATATTGATTTAGATACTCTTAATCTTAATTTAGATCAAATTGAAGAACAAGCAAAGGATGGAGCTAAAATTATTACATTCGCTCATGTTCTAGGCAATCCACCAAATATGAGAGCTTTAATGGAAATTATTAAAACATATAATCTAATCTTATTAGAAGATTGTTGTGATGCACTCGGTTCGACATTTGATAATAAACCTCTTGGTAGTTTTGGAGAATTTGCAAGTTGCTCTTTTTATCCTGCTCACCACATGACAATGGGAGAAGGAGGATTTGTAGCATGTAATACTCATCAACAAGAAATTGTGGCGAGAAGCTTTAGAGAATGGGGAAGAGGATGTTATTGTGTTGGTAAAAAAGCTAATCTTTTAAAAAATGGAACTTGTAAAAATAGATTTGCAAATTGGCTTCCTTCTTTACCAGATGAAATTTTTGATCATAAATATGTTTATGATGAAATTGGCTATAATTTAAAACCAATAGAACTACAAGCTGCGATGGGTTTAGTTCAAATGAAAAAACTTCCAGAGATACATACTCTTAGAAAACTCAATCACATTAGATTAAATCAAATTTTTTATAAGTTTCAAGAACACTTTGTATTGCCTAAAGCAACTGATTGGGCAGATCCAAGTTGGTTTGCCTTTGCTTTGACTATTAAAGATAATGCTCCATTTAAAAGAAAAAATATTGTTCATTTTCTTGAAGATAAAAAAATTCAAACTCGCCCATATTTTGCTGGAAACATTATGCTTCAACCAGCCTATGCTGGAATAATTCCTCAAGAAGATGTGATCAAAAATTATCCAATTGCAAGAAAAGTAACAACTGATACATTCTTTTTAGGAACAAGTCCAGTTATTACTAATCAACAATTAAATTATGTTGAAGAAGTTGTAAACGAATTTTTTAAAACTATATGAAAATTGTATATGTAACAGGCTGTCTAGGCTTCATAGGTTCTTATGTAACAAGGTTGTGCCTACAAAAAGGATGGTATGTAAAAGGAGTGGATAAAATTACTTATGCAGCAAATAAGGATTTACTAGATGAATTTAATAAAAATCCAAATTTTTCATTTGTGCATTGTGACATAAATGATCTTAAATTTTTGTATGATTGCGATTATATTATTAATACCGCAGCAGAAACTCATGTTGGAAACTCAATAAGTAATAGTGATGATTTTATACATTCAAACATTAATGGTGTTCATAACATTTTAAATTTAATCAAGAATTATAGACAAGAATCAAATAAAAAACCAATACTATTACATTTTAGCACAGATGAAGTATATGGAGATATTAGTAATGGAATACATATAGAAACAGATATCTTGAAACCATCAAATCCATATTCAGCAACAAAAGCCGCAGCAGACATGTTAATTTTAGCTTGGGCTAGAACATATGGTATTAAATACGTTATAGTAAGACCAACAAATAATTATGGAATAGGACAATATGTAGAAAAGCTTATTCCTAAAACATGTAAATATTTAAATCTAGGAAGAAAAATTCCTCTTCATAATCATGGCACACCAATTAGAAATTGGCTACATGCGGAAGATACAGCTAAAGCTGTTTTGAAAATAATAGATTCAGAAGTAGAAAATCAAATATATAACATATCGGGTGGTTTCGAGCAATCAAATCTAGAAACTGTAAGAAAAATAATTTCTGCGTTTTTGAATTCTAATGATTTTGATATTAATGAATATGTTGATTTTTCATTTTCAAGAGTTGGACAAGATATTAGATATGCATTGAATGATGATAAATTAAAAATGCTAGGTTGGAAATCTGAGGCAATTTTTGATAAAGAGATATCTCCTATTGTTAAATATTATAAAAATAAATTCATTTGGTAATGAAACTTTCAGATTACATAATAGACTTTTTAGAAAAAAAGGGGATAAAAGAAATCTTCACAGTTTCTGGTGGAGGCTGTATTCATCTGATTGATTCTTTAGGTAAAAGTAAAAACATAAAATATATTTGTAATCATCATGAACAAGCTTCTGCGATGGCTGCGGAAGGTTATTCTAGGATTAACGAACATCTTGGAGTTGCATTGGTAACTACTGGGCCTGGAGGCATTAATGCTTTGAATGGAGTATTTGGATGCTGGGCAGATTCGATTCCTTGCTTATTTTTATCTGGACAAGTTAGCTTAAACCAAACAATTCAAAATACTAAATGCAGACAAATAGGAGATCAAGAATATCCAATTATTGAATCTGTAAAACCAATGACTAAATACGCAGTAATGATTACTGATAAAAATACAATAAGATATCATTTAGAAAGAGCTTATTACGAAGCTACGAATGGAAGAAAAGGCCCAGTTTGGATTGACATACCTTTAGATATACAAGGATCAGATATTAATCCAGATCAATTAGAATCTTTTATTCCAGCTCAAATTAATGAAACAATTAAGATTTCTGATATAGAAAATATTTTATCTTTAATTAAATCTGCTAGTAAACCTCTAATAGTAGTAGGAGGTGGAGTTAGGTCTGCTAATGCTATAGATGATTTAAATAACTTTTTATCAATAACTCAAATACCAGTTATGACTAGTTGCCATAGCGCAATAGATACAGTAAACGAGAGTTATTCATATTATGCTGGTAGACATGGCATCTTGGGGCAAAGATCATCAAACAAAATCATTCAAGAATGTGATCTATTGTTAGTACTAGGCTCTAGACTTATATTAAAAACTACAGGATATAATTTAAATTCATTTGCAAAAAATGCTAAGAAAATTATAGTAGATATAGATCAAAATGAAATAGACAAGCATAAGTTCAATATAGATATTAAAATCAACGCAGACATAAAGAAATTTTTAACTTTAATTAATGAATCAATCAAACAACCAGAAATCACTCAATGGAGAGAGTATTGCAAAAATTTAAGAAATGAAGATCGTTTTGTTTTTGACAAACATTATAATCTAAAAGATAAAACTAGCGTATACGTTTTTATAGAAAAATTAAGTAAAATTTTACCAACTAATATTCCAATCGTCACAAGCGATGGTGCAGCGCATGTAGTTACTCAACAATCTATAAGACTAAAAGAAAATCAAAGACTATTTACTAATACTGGATGTGCTTCTATGGGATATGGATTACCAGCAGCTATTGGAGCATGTCTCGCAAATGATAAAAAAGAAATAATCTGTATAGAAGGTGATGGAAGTATTATGATGAATTTACAAGAGCTTCAGACTTTGAAGCATTATGATATCCCTATCAAATTATTTATTATCAATAATAATGGATACTTTTCAATTAAGCAAACTCAAAAATTATTCTTTAATGGAAATGAATATGCTTCTGGCCCAAATAATGGAGTGTCAATTCCTTCTTTTGAAAAAATAGCATATGCTTTTGATATTAAATATTTATCTATAAAAACTAATAATGAAATAGACGAAAATATTCAAAAAGCATTATCTTCAACTGGACCTATCTTATGCGAGATATTTGCTCACGATAATGAAGCTTTCGAACCAAAAGTAGTACCAAAAGGTATAGACAATAACGGAAGAATAATTCCTGGAGAATTAACTGATATGTTTATATCAGAGAATTTCAGCTAAACAACATATAATCTATTATGAACAATATATTCAAAGATCTTTTTGTATTAGAAATGACAAACAATCACTTGGGCAGTCTTGAGAGAGGTTTAAAAATAGTAAGTGAATTTGCCAAAGTAGTTAAATTTAATAATGTAAAAGCTGCTATTAAATTACAGTTTAGAGATGTGGATAACTTTATACATAAAGATTTTAAAGATAGAAAAGATATAAGATATATTCGTAGGACAATTGAAACTAAAATGTCAGATCAAGATTATGAAGTGCTAGTTGATAATATTAAACATCAAGGCATGATTCCGATGTCTACTCCATTTGATGAAAAATCAGTTGATTTATGTGAGAAATTAAATTTATCAATTATTAAAGTAGCAAGCGCAGACAATAACGATTGGGTTCTGCTAAACAAAATAGCTGAATTAAGAAAACCAGTTATAGTCTCATTAGGTGGTCTATCATTAAAAGACACGGATGATTTAGTAAGATTTTTTGCAAATAGAAATATACCATTAGCTTTAAATCATTGTATAGCTACATACCCAACGAAAATTCAAGATCTTCAATTAAACCAAATTGATTATCTAGTAAATAGATATCCGTTAAACACAATAGGTCTTTCTACTCATGAACAAGGAAATTCATATGACTCAATGCTTATATCTTATGGAAAAGGAGCAAGAACATTTGAAAAGCATATTGATATAAATAGCGATGGAAAAGAAACTTCTAAATACTCAGCTCTTCCTCAAGAAATAGATGAATGGTTTAAAGCTTGGCACAAAGCTAAAACTATTTGTGGTCATTCATCCATAGAAAGAATACTTCCACTCGAAGAAGAGTCTAATTTTCTAGATAATTATATTAGAGGAGTTTACTTTAAAAAAGATATAAAAGCTGGTCAAAAAATTAATAAAGAAGATATTTATTTAGCAATTCCTATACAAAAAGGACAAATCTCTGTTAGAGAATTAATGATAGGAGATTACGGTTTTATCTTAAACAAAGATTGTAAAAAAGATTCAGCAATGATGATTGATGATATTGATTGTGAATACTCAAGAAATGAAAGTTTAAAAAAGAGCATATATCAAAGAGGACTATGAATATATTTTTAACTGGAGGTTCTAGAGGTATCGGTCTAGCAATAAAGAATAAATTTGAATCAGAAAAACATAAAGTTTTTGCGCCAACTAAACTTGAATTAAATCTATTAGATTTTAATGCTATAAATAAATACTCAGAAACTTTCACCGAAAATATTGATGTGTTAATTAATAACGCTGGAGTAAATAATATTTCAAATCTAGAAGATTTAGACATTTTTAATATAGCTAATACTTTACAAGTTAATGCAATTGGACCACTTTTATTAATTAAAAATTTATCCAAGAATATGATTAAAAATAAAAAAGGTCATATAATCAACATTAGTTCCATTTTAAGTTACATACCTAAAAAAGGCAGGATTACATACTCTGCATCTAAAGCAGCTTTAGATTCTATTACAAGAACTTGTGCATTAGAATTGAAAGAGCATAATATACAAGTCAATAGTATATGTCCAGGATATGTAGAAACAGAACTTACGTACAAGAATAATTCTCCAGAACAAATAGAGGAAATTAAAAACTCTATGGCGATCAAAAGACTTTTAAAACCAGAAGAAATAGCAGAAGAAGTATATAAATTAGCATTAAATAAAAATGCAACTGGTCAGATTATATCTGTAGATGGAGGATTATCTAGTGCTAATTAAATCATTTTACAAAGATTACTCACTTTCATTTGATTCTAATATATCTATGGAGAGTGATTTCATTATCGCAGATAAGAATATCTATAAACTATATCAAAATAAGTTCACAAAGACTCCCATACTAATTGATGCAATTGAAAGCAATAAAACCATAAATACTTCAATAGATATATGTAAACAATTACTAGAAAAAAATATAAAGAAAAATAGTAAAGTCCTAGTTTTAGGAGGAGGAATAACTCAAGATGTTTGTGGATTTGCCATGAACATATTATTTAGAGGTATAAATTGGACTTATATTCCAACTACTCTTTTAGCTCAAGCTGATTCTTGCATTGGGAGTAAAACTTCTTTAAATTTAGATTCATATAAAAATATAATTGGTACATTTTATCCTCCCTCAAAAATTATAATTGACCGCAATTTTATCAAAACATTAGATGATAAAGATTATTTTAGTGGAGTTGGGGAGATTGTAAAATTACATTTGATTGGTGGAGCATCATACTTTAAGCAATTCAATTTATTAATAGATAACATTTTGAATAGAGACTTAATAGAATTAGAGAATATAATAAAAAATTGCTTGTCTATAAAAAAGCAATTCATTGAACAGGATGAGTTAGATTTAAATAAAAGACAAATTTTAAATTTTGGTCATACTTTTGGCCACGCTATAGAAAGCGAAACTAATTATGAAGTTCCTCATGGTATTGCAGTTATATTTGGAATGATTATCGCCAATAAAGTTTCCTCAAAGATTGGCTTACTATCTAATGATACAACTAAAGATATACATGAAGTTTTAAGTAAAATTATTCAATCTGCTGGATTTAGCCCGTATCTTTTGAAAGATTTGAATAAAATGAATTTATTAGAAAAAACTAAAAAAGATAAGAAAAATACAGACGCAAGCACGATCAATATGATTCTGATGGACAATCTTTTTACTTTTGAAAAAATGCCGATTTCCTTAAAAGAATTAGAACAAATTATATGAAGGTTCTGATTACTGGTGGTAATGGATATATTGCAAAATCAATATACAATGCATTATATAAATTTTATGATATAACAAGTATAACAAGAAAAGATTTTGACCTAGAAGACACACAATCAGTAAACGATTGGTTCAAAGATAAAACTTTTGATATAGTAATTCATACAGCTATACAAGGTGGATCTAGACTAAAAAGTGAAGATCAATCAGTTATAGACTCTAATTTAAATATGTTTAATAATCTTTTAATTAATAAAGATAAATTTAAAAAATTAATATCATTTGGCTCTGGAGCAGAAATTCACGCAACAGAAACGCCTTATGGCAAAAGCAAAAGCATTATAAATGATATAATTAAAAAAGAACCTAATTTTTATAATATAAGAATCTTCGCTGTATTTGATGAAAATGAATTAGATACAAGATTTATAAAGTCAAATCTATTAAAATATATAAACAAAGAACCAATGTTACTGCACGCTAATAAATTAATGGATTTTTTCTACATGAAAGATTTTATTAATTTAATTAAATATTATATTGACAATAACGATTTAGCCAAACAAATAGATTGTTCATATAAACATAAAAGATCTCTTATAGAGATGGCTAATTATATTAATACATTGAATAATTACAGCGTACCTATCAATCTAGAAAAAGATGTAATTATTGGAGATTATTGTGGTGTTAGTGATCTACCCATAGATGTTATTGGTCTAGAAAAAGGTATAGAAGAAGTATATAATAAATTATGCACGTAGGCTCCTTTGAGGGACAGGATGTATTTGTGAAATATCTTTTCAAAGAAAAGAAAGATGGACTATTTTTAGATATAGCTTGCGATGATCCAATTCATGGTAGTAATACATATTTATTAGAGCAAGAATTAAATTGGGATGGATTTTGTTTTGATTTAAAAGATTATAACAATAACCCATTCCCATTAAGTAAAGGCAAATGGAACGACAATAGAAAACATTCTAAATTCATAATGATGGATGCAACTTCAGATGATTTGACATTTTTCTTAAAAGAAAATATTAAAGATCGAGTCGTGGATTACATTTCTTTAGATGTTGATGATAGAGGAATAAGAAATTTGTCACATTTAGTTCTTCCTAAAATCCTAGAAGCTGGAATTAAATTTAAAAGTATGACTATGGAGCATGAAGAATTCAAACGTGGAGATGCAGATATTAATCCTATAAGAGAAAATTTAATGAGCAAAGGATATATTATGTTATTCAAAAACATAACATTTGATACTGGTCAAGCTTTTGAAGATTGGTGGATTAATCCAATTTATTTTAGCAATGATATTATATCTTTAAAAACTGAAAATATTTATTGGAAAGAAGCTGTCGAGAAAATTAAGATCTTAAAATGAGCAATAATTTTCAAGAAACATATCACGGCAAAAAAATAGATACGGCAAATATTCTTAATATCGAGGACGCAGCAAAAATCATTAATGGCAGAAAAACAGTAGTTATTACTGGAGTAACTGGTCAAGATGGTAGTCATATGGTTGATTTCCTATTAAAGAATACTGATCTATTAATATTTGGCGGAGTTAGAAGACTTAGCGTTTATAATCATAAAAATATTAAACACATTAATTCTGATAGATTTCATTTGATTAATTTTGACTTGACAGATTCTCATGCTATTGCTAGAACTGTAGAAAAACTGCAACCAGATTATTTTATTAATTTTGCTGCTCAAAGCTTCGTTGCAAGTAGTTGGGATTTTGCTAGACAAACTTGGGCAACTAATTCCACTTCAGTTCTTGATATTCTTGAAGCGATTAGACTATATAAACCATCTTGTAGATTATATCAAGCTGGATCAAGTGAAGAATTTGGAAATGTTGTTTATGCTCCTCAAGATGAAAAACATCCATTAAGACCAAGAAGCCCTTATGGAGCAAGTAAAGCTGCATCTAGGCAACTTATTAAAGTTTATCGCGATTCTTATAAACTATATGCAATTCAAGGTTGGTTATTTAATCACGAAGGCACAAGGCGTGGAGAAGAATTCGTAACAAGAAAAATTACTAAAAATGTAGCTAGAATTTATAATTCAATCAAGAATAATGAAGAATTTGCTCCTTTAGAGCTAGGCAATATGGATGCAAAAAGAGATTGGAGCGATGCTGAAGATTTCATTGAAGGAGTTTGGATGATGCTTAATCAAGATATTTATAATAAAAATTACGATGGCACTCCTAAAGAATATGTATTTTCATCAAATGAAACTCATACAATTAAAGAATTTGTTGAAAAAGCATTTAGACATGTTGGAGTTGAGGGGCATTGGATTTATATAAATGATGGTCTTCCAGAAGATGAAATATTTTGCATGAAGAAAAAAAATGATGATTTTCATTTATTAGTTAGAATTAATCCTAAATTCTATAGGCCAGCAGAAGTAGAATTATTACTTGGCGATTCTACAATGGCTAGAAAAGAACTAGGATGGAAGCCAAAAATTTCATTTGACAATTTAGTACAAAAAATGGTTGAAAACGATTTGAATATATAATATATATTAAATATTAAGGTGTAATATCTTTTAATGATATTATTCTTTAATGTACTCGTAACTAATCACAGATTAAGTGGTCCAAATTCTTGCGACCGATTGGATTTATTTAAATATTCTCTCTCTAGTTATTCCTGCATAGATATAATAAAAGATGTAATCATTTATTGTGAATTAGACCCAAGTTATAAACATAGAGAAGAAGAGCTTAAAGAATATATAGATTTAATATTTAAAGGTAAAAATATATCATTTAATAATTATAGTCCATGCAATCAAGGACAGTGGCAAAAAGCTTTACAAGATTCAAATATATTAAATACAACTGAACCAATACTTTATTCTGGAAACGATGACCATGTATTCATAGATTACGATTTAACCTCAATTTATGAAGGAATAAAATTATTAAAAAATGAACCTGATGATCAAATAAACTCTATAGCAATTAGTCATTGGCCAGAAGCGATTGGTCATGTATATCCTCGCGGTTTTATAGATCGAGATATATTTTGGGAAAGAGAACTTTTATGCCCGATCGCAATTAAAATAACAAATAATAAATTTTTTGAACACTTGTTTTTTAATTTACAATTAGGAGATGGGCATTTTAGAAGAACTGATCTTATTTTAATAAATGTTTATCCTGATTTAGGCGATTTCGCTGTTCCATCTACTAAACCGCATCCAAAAATGAAAACTTTTTTTCCAATAAAAGGAGAAATGGTAAGGCATTTTGATGCTTACAATATTCATGTAAATATACCACATTCAATTTGTCCTCCGTTAAAAATTCCAAATGGATTTTTTAAAAATGATATAAAAATAAATTATTGTGGAAAACCAAAAGAAAATTTTTATAATATTAATCCTTTAGGAGGAGAAGGAGTAGATGATAAAAAATTACTACAAGATTTACCATTATTTTGGAAAGATAAAATTTCAATAATAGAAGATAACAGCGATCAATTTAAAACAGAAGATTTGGTTAATGCTAGAAATTTAAATCATAAAAATTTAATAACGGCTTCTTGTTTAAATTTGGAAGAAAAATATATTAAGATTGGATATAGAAAATAATCAAAATGAGTGATCTTACAGTTATTTTACCATGTGCAGGAAAAGGTTCTCGATTAGGACTTCCTTTTTCTAAAGAAATATATAGTGTTGAAAAAGATAAAAGTTTAATTGATTATACTTTCGACCTCTTTAAAGATTTTGGTAGAAAAGATATTCATTTTATTGTTACAATAAATGAATCTAAATTAGATTTAGTAGAATATTTAAAAAAATATAAAGATCGTTATAATATAACGTTTACATTTTTTAATCCAAATGAAAAAGAGTATACAGGATCAATTAAAAGTGCAAAACATCTTTTTGGAGAAAAAAATTTAGTTTTACTTCCAGATTCTTTTTTTACGCTTAAAAAAACTCAAAATCTTTTAGATATTACTTCTAATAGTCTTAACGAAACAGGATTCACTTTCTTTTTTAAAAAAGAAAAATCAGAATCAATGCTTCGCACAAAAGGGGCTCTAATAATATCCAAAGATAATCTCGTATTAGATTATGAAGATAAACCGCAAGAAAATATTGCAAGATTTAATGCTTTTTGGGGTTCATTTGCGTTTCGTAAAAGAACATTTGATGCTTGTATTGAATTTATGGAAAAATCTACATTAAATCATAATATTAAATTAGATGAAATAAAAAATACGCCGATATACTTGTCAAAAGGAATTCAAATAAATGAATACTATGACCTTGGAACTTGGCAAGAAATTTACAAATTTATAAAAATAAAGCATGCAATAACTTTTAATTAAAAATGAACAAAAAAATATTATTTGATTGCGATGGAGTGCTTTTAGATTGGGCATATGCTTTCGATATATGGATGAGTGAAAATGGTTTTAAACGTATACCTAAAACAGATCATATTTATGAAGTTGAAAAACGTTTTGCAATTTCAAAATCTGAAGCTATAAAACAGATAAATAAATTTAATGAATCTAATTCTGTAGGATTTATTCCAGCCCTCAACGATGCAGCTCAATTTATTCCAAAATTATATAAGGCGGGTTATAAACTTGAAGTTATAAGTTGTCTTCATAAAGATAAGCATGCTCAAAAATTAAGAGAAAAAAATTTAATTCATTTATTTGGAGAAGTATTTGAAGATATAAATTGCGGTCTTGATTTTACAAAAGGGAAAATTGAGTTTTTACAAAAAAAATATTCTGGAAAAAAATATTTTTGGTTAGAAGATTCTGTTGAACACGCAATAGCTGGTAAAAATATTGGCTTAAAAAGCGTTATAATGAGTCACCCCTATAATTCAAAATGGCGCGGTTTACGAGTTTCTTCAATGAAAGAATTTTATAAATTAGTAACAAAAACAAAATGACTCCTCATATTTCAGCTAAAAAACACGAATACCATCCTATTGTATTAATGCCAGGTGACCCATTGAGGGCCGAATATATTGCAAAAAATTTTTTATCAAATACAAAAAAAGTAAACAATGTTAGAAACTGTTATGGCTTTAGTGGCTCCTTTCAAGGTAAAAAAGTATCTGTTCAAGCAAGTGGAATGGGTCAACCAAGCTTAGGAATTTATGCAACTGAATTATTTAATAATTATGGAGTAGAAAAAATAATAAGAGTTGGCAGTTGCGGTGGAATATCAAAAAAAATAAAAGTTGGGGATATAGTTGTTGCTATGACTGCTTCTACAGAAAGTCAAATGACACAAAAAATCACGCCTGGTTTTCATCTTTCTCCAGTATGCGATTATGAATTACTTAAAAAATTTATAGATAAATGTCCTCAAGCACATGTAGGATCTATTGTATCTAATGATTTTTTTTATCAACCTGAAAAAAAATGGTTTCAAAATCTTCATAAAATAGGGATTCTTGCTGTTGAAATGGAAACGCACCTTTTATATAGTTTAGCTATGCTTTATGGCAAAAAAGCATTATCAGTAAATACAGTATCCGATCATATGTTTTTGAGAAAAAAAATGTCAGTTAAAGAAAGAGAACAAGGGTTAGATATAATGATTACGAAAGTTTTAGAAAGCCTTTAACTTTAATTTAATGCAGATTATCTATAAAATAAAACTTGCTTAAAACATAAATTTATATTATAAATATAGAATGTCTAGTAAAAAACTTACTCCGCATAAACTTTGTCAATTTATAGTTAAAAAATATGTTACTCAAAAAGTAGATTGGCCAAGAGAAATTAAAATAGCTCAAACGCTTATTAAAACATATAAAGGTTATTCATTTTGGAATAATTTAAAAGATTTAAAATTACCTAGTTTAGCTTGGTTTTTAACAGACGAGGGCAAGAAGTTTATTGCAACAGAACAAATTAAAGATAAGCTAATCTTAGAACGACCCGAAAAGATACAATTAAAAGAAAATAAATTAGGACAAGATAAAAAAGTTTGCCAAAAGCCTAAAAGTCTGTTAGAATTTATATCATATGGCAAGAAAACCTAAAGAAGAAGTCGTTGAATCATCTGGTCCAAGCGCATCAGATAGATTATTATCATTTTTAAAAGATAACAAAGAAGATCATTATAATTTTGAAGACGAGGTATATTACAAGGTATCTACTGGTAGCTTGAACCTGGATATAGCCACAAGCGGTGGTTTATGCCCAGGGTTGCATAGATTTATTGGAATGAATGAAGGTGGCAAAACCTCAGAAGCACTCGAAGTAACAAAGAACTTTCTTAAATCAGTAGACAACTCTAGAGCCTTACTTTTTAAGGCAGAAGGAAGATTAAGCAAAGAAATCAAAGAGCGTTCTGGAATTAAGTTTGTAACTGATCCTAAAGAATGGATTGATGGAACTTGTTTTGTATTTGAATGCAATATTTTCGAAACAGTTTCAGAATTAATGAAAGATTTGATTCAATCTAATGATGAAAATAAGAGATATATATTTATTCTTGATTCAGTTGACGGATTAATGACTAAAGGTGATTCTCAAAAAAGTATGACAGAAGCAACGAAGGTTGCAGGAGGAGCAGTTATCTCATCCATGTTAATGAAAAAGATTTCCCTTGCCCTTTCTAAGCGTGGTCATATGGCAATCTTTATTAGTCAAGTACGATCTGATATTAAACTTGATCCTTATGCTGCGAATAAAGATATTCGTCAAACTACCGCTACTGGTGGAAATGCTTTATTGCATTTTGCTAATTGGATTCTTGAATTTGAACCAAAGTTCAACAAGGATCTTATTCTTGAAAAACCAAATGACAAATATGATCCAGTGAAGAATAAAATCATTGGACACAATGTAAAGATTGTAATTAAAAAATCAACTAATGAATCTACAAATTCCAAGATTCAATATCCAATCAAATATGGTCGCAAAGATGGATCTTCTGTTTGGAGAGAGTATGAAGTTATTGATCAAATACTCGCTTGGGAATTTGCAACAGCAAAAGGCGCATGGGTAACATTCTCAGATGAGATTATTGATGAACTTAAAAATCAAAACCTTGAGCTTAAGAAGCAACATCAAGGAATTGATAATTTAAGATCATATCTTGAAGAAAATAAGCCTATTGTAGATTATTTTTATAATAAATTTATCAATACTTTGGCTTCATGAGACTATTAAATATTAACGGCACGCTCGTTAATAAAAATGTAAGAAAATACTTAATAGATTGGGAAGGTAAAAGCCGTAGCAAATTACAGTTTAAATTTAAACAGTTCTTTTATCCTTATTGGAAAAATCATATAGTTTATGAAGAGTTTCCAGTTTATGGAAGCATGCTTAAAGTTGATTTATTAAATGCAACGAAAAAGATAGCAGTTGAGATACAAGGTAATCAACATGAGAGCTTTAATAAGTTTTTTCATGATAATTCACGATTAAAATACCTTCAAAGTATAAAAAGAGATGTTAAAAAAGAAAAATGGCTTGAAACTAATGGTTTTAAATTCCTAGAACTTTATGAAGATGACTTAAAAAATTTATCACCACAATATATAGAAGAAAAGTGCGGAATATTAATTATTTAAGTGTAAAATGTTGTAGTGACAAATAAAAAGAAATTCAATTTTCCTAATAATCTGTTAAAGCAATTAGACGAATGCAGTTTCGGTGGATATATTTTATTTAATTTTAATTCTAAAGGTGATCCACAAGTTTTTACAAAATTTGATAATCAAATGAATGCTATGGCTCTTTTATATTATATTGGTTCTTGGAGTAGTACAGTAGATCAAATGAATATGGATGCAACAGCAGATGCTATAATGGAACAATCAGATAAAAATAATAATGATTTCGATAATGAAGATGATATAGAAGATAACGAAGAATAGAATACTTTACTTGACTTTTAATTTTTAACGTAGTATCATATATAGAATGATTTATTCTGTTCAGATTGAACGACATGTATTAAGCGGTTTAATTAAGTATCAAAATCTTTTTGCAGATATTGATACCTTTATTTCCGAAAACGATTTCTATAATGATGTGCATTCCACAATATATGCGGTATATAAGAATATAAAACATAAAGGCGAAACAGTAGATAAAGTACTATTAGCAGAAAAGATTAAAAATCTTGGTATTTCTTTTAAAGATGATATTAATATTTATGACTATATTGATAATCTTTCTTTTTCACAAATCACAGAAAAAGCCACAGTAGAAGCTTGCAAAGAGTTATTAAAATTAAGAATTCGTAGAGAAATACTTGATACAGCAGATAAAATCAAAACTCATGTTTCAAAAAATAGTGAATTATCTATAGATCAAATTTTAGCAGATGCGGATGCTATGTATAATGGAAAGATATCAGCTTATACAACAAATGATTTGCCAATTAATCTTTTTCAAGATGCAGAAGATATTATTGAAGAAATTGGAAATTCACCAAAAGAAGAAACTGGATTAATAACTCCATATCCAGAATTTAACAGAATGTATGGTGGTTTAAAGAATGGAAATATCTACGCAATTGTAAGTCGTCCAGGCCAAGGTAAAAGTACATGGATTAATGATATGTGTTTTAAAACATCTATCAATCCAAAGAACAAAGTAAAAGCATTAATTTTAGATACAGAAATGCAAGCAATAGATATTAGATTTAGAATGATATCTTCATTAACTGGTGTTCCAGTTTGGTATTTGGAAACTGGTAATTGGCGAAAGAATGAAGAAATGGTAGTAAAAGTTAGATCGGCATGGCCATTAATTAAAAATTACCAATATCATCACTATCATGTTGGTAGTAAAAATATTGATCAAATTTGTTCAATGATTCGTAGATGGCATCTTTCCCATGTTGGAAGAGGAAATCAAGCAGTTATCGCATATGATTATATTAAACTTACTGGAGAAAAGGTTGGTCAAAACTGGGCAGAGCATCAAGCCATTGGAGATAAGATTGATAAGTTAAAAAGAATTTCTGAAGAATTACAAGCACCAATTATTACAGCGATGCAATTGAATCGAAGCGGAGAATCTTTTAATCGAAAAGGAGCAGATGTTACAGACGATGCCTCTGCAATTTCATTATCAGATAGATTACAATGGTTCGCTTCGTTTGTTGCAATCTTTAGAAGAAAAACTGTTGATGAATTAGCTTTAGATACTCCGCAATTTGGAACTCATAAATTAATTCCAACTAAAACTCGATTCCAAGGTAAAGATGCAGCTGGACACCAAGATATTGTAAGGAGATTAGATGCGACAGGAAAAGAAACATGGGCTCAAAATTATCTTAATTATAGAGTTGAAAATTTTAATATTACAGAACATGGATCATTAGTAGAAATTGCAGCTAGACAAAGAGAACAATATGAATTAAATGACCAAAATCAAAATGATGGAGAATTACTATGAACGTTAAATTAATATCAATCACTAAACCAGAAGTAGAAGGAGTTTATAATGTAGAAGATTTAGTAGCTTATTGCGCAAGAGTAAGTAATCCATCTAATCAAATAAATACAGAAACTGCTCCGAAACTTTTGAAATTTTTAATTAAACATAAGCATTGGAGTCCATTTGAAATGGTGGACTTAACTGTAGAGATAAAAACTAGCAGAGCAATTGCAGCGCAGATATTAAGACATCGTTCTTTTTCATTTCAAGAATTTAGTCAAAGATATAGCGCAGCAAATGAATTTGAAGATATTGAACTCAGAATGCAAGGAGATAAAAATAGACAAGTTGGAGAAGAATTAATATCTAGAAATCATCCAGAATATGATAATGTAACAACTTTTATGATGGAAAGTTTAGCAACAGCTCAAGATTGTTATGATCTTATGATACAAGCAGGAATAGCAAAAGAAGTTGCCAGAATGGTGTTACCATTAACAACTCAAACAACAATGTATATGAAAGGTTCTTTAAGAAGCTGGATTCATTATCTTGATCTTAGAACAGAAAAAAATACCCAAAAAGAACATAGACTACTTGCAGAAGATTGTAAAAAGATTTTCATGGAACAATTCCCAACTATCTCGGAGGCTTTAGAGTGGAAACAGGAGTAAACATTCATCAAATATTAACTAGTATGGGATATTCTCTAAAAGATTTTGGTAGAGAATATCGAACTAAACCTATTTATAGAGATAGCGACAATGATACTGTATTAAGAATTTATAAAGATTCTGGATTTTGGGTAGACTTCAAAGAAAATATTAGTGGAGATTTTAATTCTTTAGTTAAGATGAGCCTTAAACTAGAGACGGAAGAACAAGCTAAAGTTTGGCTTAAAAATAATAATTTTCAACATGTAATAAATAAAGACGAAAAACCTAAAATGAAAGATAAGAAAACTTTTGATAAAGATCTTCTTTTAAAATTAAATAAAAATCATGACTACTGGATTAATAGAGGAGTAGAAGAACAAATAATAAAACAATTTCAAGGTGGAATCGCTAGTGCTGGCAAAATGAAAGACAGATATGTATTTCCAATATTTAATAGCAAAAATGAAATCACAGGATTTTCTGGTAGAGATATTACAAATAAAAGTAAGATCAAATGGAAACATTTAGGAGACAAAAGCTCATGGTGCTATCCAATGTTTTTAAACTTAGAGCAAATAAAAGAAACAAAAGAGGTTTTCTTAATTGAAAGTATTGGAGATTGCTTGTCTCTTTATCAAGCTGGAGTAAAAAATACTATTGTAACTTTTGGATTAGAAATAAGTATTTCAATATTAAACTTCTTACTTAAAATTGATCCTAATAAAATTTATATATCATTTAATAATGATTCGCAGAAAAATAACGCTGGAAATGAAGCTTGCGAAAAAGGCATGAATAAATTATTAAGATATTTTGACTCAAGACAACTCTCAATTCAACTTCCAACTAAGAAAGATTTTGGAGAAATGAATAAAGAAGAAATATTACAATGGAAAAACAATCTCTAAAAACATTATCAGCATCTAGAATTAAAACTCTTGAAACTTGTTCTTGGGTTTACTGGTTAAATTATCACGCCAAAGTTCCACAATCCCAAAATGATGGAGCTTTAAGAGGCACAATCTGCCATACAATTTTTGAATTACTTTTAAATAAAAGACACCTTAAAAATTATAAAAGAGTCATTAAGAAAAATTCGATAGATGGAGACCAAGCTATCGCAAGGTTAGTCAAGAAACTCGCTAAACAAGTTGAACTTAAAGAAGACAACTATAAACTATTAAATGATATGATTCTAGTTGGTCTTAAAAATGATTTTTTTGGAGAAGGTGGACAAATAGTTAAACCAGAATACGCATTTGATATAACTAATGAAGAGCCTAAATATCATATTAAGGGCTTTATAGATAAGCCTATTAAAATAAAAAAAGAAATGCATATAATCGATTATAAAAGCTCCAAATATAAGTTTAGGGGTGATGACCTTGAAGCGAATATTCAAGCTATGATGTATAGTCTTGCTAGTAAAAAATTATGGCCTAAGTTGAAGCCTATTGTTAAATTCTTGTTTTTAAGATTTCCAAAACAACCAATTCAAGAATTGACCTTTGATGACAATCAACTTAAAGGATTCGAGCATTATCTGCAACATATAAATGAATATGTTAATAATTTTGATGAAAATTCAGCACAAGTAAACTTTGCAATAGATAATGTTAAGAATAAATGGATGTGCCAAGTTGGAGGATGGAAATGTCCATATAAAGATCCTTATGAATATTATGTAAAAGTAAATGATAAAGGCGAAATAGTAGAAACTAGTTTGCAGAATAATTTTAAAGATGTTAAAGGATATAAAGTAGAAACAAGAAAATACGAAGGATGTCCCAAATTTAATAATAAATCAGTATCTAAAGATGACGACTTTTTAGATTGACAAAATAATACATTGATTATATAATAGCCCAATGGAAGTATTACCAGTTTTTAAGTCTCATTTTAGTATAGGAAGATCAATCCTTACTCTAGAAGACGAAGAAATTTCAGAAAATGATCCAGATTCAATTATTGATATAGTTAAAAAAAATAATATTAAAGATTTATTTTTAATTGAAGATAATATGTCTTCATTTCTTCAAGCATATACTAATACAAAAAAGAATAATATCAACTTAAGATATGGATTAAGATTATCAATTAATGATAATATAGAAGATAAAACAGAAGAGTCCAGAAGTAAAACATCAAAAGTAGTTATATTCTTTAAAACTAATGAAGGTTATACTAGACTTATTAAAATTTTTACAGAAGCAGCAAAAAATGGATTCTATTACGAACCAAGAATTGATTATAAAACATTAGAAAAAATGTGGTCCGATAATGATTTGATGCTTTGTATTCCATTTTACGATTCTTTTATCTTTAATAACACATTAAAGAATTTCATTTGTGTTCCAAATTTTAATTTTACTAAACCAGTTATGCTTTTAGAAAATAATTGCTTACCTTTTAATTTTATTATAAAAGAAAAAATAATTAAATATGCAGAAGCAAATAAACTTGAAATACTTAATGTAAAGAGTATCTATTATAAAACTAAAAAAGATTTTAAATCTTATCTTACATTTAGATGCATCAACAACAGAACGACTCTAAATAAACCAGAACTAAATCATATGAGCAGTGATGAATTTTCTTTTGAATCTTGGAAGGAACAAGCAAAATGCTAGTCAAGAAATTAACTATCAATGGCACAAAAGCCATCCAAAGAGAAGATCGAGAGGATAGATTAAGAGATTATAAACAATGGATTTATGATCAGCCTAAACTATACGCATCTGACATTGATCAAATTGAATGGGGTTATCAAAATAATGAAGAAGAACCAGTCGCAGTTCTTGAATTGACAAGAATTGATAGAGAATTTAAACCTTCGGATAAATACTTCGAAGCCATAATCCACAGGTTCTTCGTAAGAGATACTCAAGCTAGAAGAATTATAAAAGTCGCAAATAGATTAGGGGTAGATGCTTATATCGTTGCTTTTTTACAAGATCTTTCTGGATTTTCTATGTATAATCTTTGTAAGCGGGACGGATGGAAACATATCTCACCACAAGAATATTTAAATTGGCATTACCAAATAAGAGGATTAAATGGATTTATTAAAACAAATGCAGATCCATTTTTAGACTAATATGGACGAACATCTTTTAAGATATAATAAAAACAAGACTTTTGTTTTTATAGATTTGGAAACATTCAATCTTTGTTTAAATTTTTCTCATAATTTACCTTGGCAGATCGGACTTATTAAAGCTAAAGGAGATTTTAGAGTTGATAGCAAAAATTTTTATATTAAATGGGATACGGATTTAAAAATAAGTGATGATGCAGCAAGGATTACAAGATACGATCACAAAAGGGTTCAAAAAGAAGGTTTGAATATTAAAGACGCTTTTCCAACAATCAAAGATTGGTTAGATCATACAGATTATATTGTTGGACATAATATTTTAGGTTTTGATGTTTATTTAATTAAAGAGCTTTATAAAACAATGGGTTGTAATTATGAGCATTTGTTAAATAAAATAATTGACACAAATTGTATAGCTAGAGGTATAAAATATGGAATTCCATATAAAAACGATATAAATCTATTAGAATATCAATATAAAATCTATCATACTAAAAAGAAAAATGTAAAAAGTTCATTGACAGCTTTAGGTAAAGAGAATAGTATAGAACATGACTATGAGAAACTTCATGATGCTATTAATGATCTTGACTTGAATTTAAAAGTATGGAATAAATTGAAATGGCAAATGGAGATATAATATGGCATCATTAGACGACGTATACGATATGACACAAAGACTAGAAGATAATAATATTGAATATCTTCTTATTACTGTCACAAAAGGTAAGAAACAAGGTAAAGCAGATGTATTTTATTATCTTAAAAGCGCAGAATCCATGAGAGTTCTATCTAAAGGATTGCAAGCGTTTAATGAAGAAATAGATAAAATTGACAGAGAAGATAAACCAGAAGATGAACTGTAAAGATTTTTCCTCAAGCTTCAGCAAGATTGATCTTCCTCTACATGGAGTAAGATTACCAGAGTTTGTTATAGATAAAGTATACAAACATCAAGTAGAGATTAGTGAAGATTCATCGAATTACGATTTTTTAAGAGCTTTGTCTTTAAAAGGTTTCAAAGATTTAAATATTAAAAAAGATTTACCAGAATACAAAAAATATATTGATAGAGCTAAATATGAATTAGACACGCTAAAGGAACTAGGATTTATTGATTATATATTATTGGTTTGGGACGTTATCAATTATTGTAAAGAGCACAATATTCCAGTTGGTCTTGGACGAGGATCGGCTGCAGGATCATTAATTTTATATCTAATTGGCGTAACTAGAATTGATCCAGTTAAATATGGCCTTTATTTCGAAAGATTTATATCCAAGATTCGAGCTAAAAAGCAAGTTGTTGATGGAGTAACCTATTTAGATGGTAGTTTAATGTGTGACGTTGATTTGGATATTTGTTATTATAATAGACCTAAAGTTTTGCAATATTTGGAAGAAAAATTTAAAGGTAAAACTAGTAAAATTTTAACATTAAATACTCTAAGTGGAAAACTGCTTATCAAAGAATGCGGTAAAATTATTGCTGAAAAATCAGAACAAGAGATGACTGAAGTATCATCTTTGATTCCAAAAGTATTCGGTCAAGTAAAAGATATTTCAACCGCTTATGAAGAAGTTCCAAAATTCAAAGATTGGTGTGACGCAAATAAAGAGATTTATCAAATAGCCTTAAAATTAAGAAATCTAATCAAGAACAAAGGAGTCCATCCATCTGGAGTATTATTATCTTATGATTATTTAGAGAACACTTGCCCAACAGAGTTATCAAGCGATAAAGAGGCTGTCTCCAGTTTCGATATGAGTTGGGTAAGTTTATTTAATATCAAACTTGATATTCTAGGCTTAAGAAGTGTATCTGTTGTAGATGATGTTTGCAAAAGTATAAATAGAAAAGTCACGGAAATTGATTTGAATGATGAATCAATTTATAGAAATCTTCAAGACCTAAGATCACCACACGGATTATTTCAAATTGAAGCTGATACAAATTTTAGAGTATGTCAAAAAGTTAAACCTAAAAATCTAGAAGAATTAAGTGGAGTTCTAGCACTTGCAAGACCTGGAGCATTACAATTCGTAGATAAATATGCTGCTCATACAAATTTTCAACAATCTGAAAGTATCCATCCATTTTTTGATGATATTCTAAAAGATACTGGTGGAGTTGCATTATATCAAGAGCAATTGATGCAAATGGCTCACAAGATTGGTTTCACATTAGATGAAGCAGAAATCTTAAGAAGAATCGTTGGAAAAAAGAAGACTGAAGAAATTAAAGAATGGCAATCAAAAATTAAACAAAAAGTAAAAGAAAATAAACTTCCAAAAGAAGTTGGAGATATTCTTTGGAAGATTATGGAAGATTCTGCTAATTATTCATTCAACAAATCTCATTCACTAGCTTATGCAGCTTTAGCAGCAGTTACTGTTTATCTAAAGTTTAACTATCCTCAACAATTCTTTTTATCTTTATTAAAGATGACTAGACACGAACCAGATCCAATTGGTGAAATTTCTAAAATTCAAAAAGAAATGGCATTTTTTGGAATCAAACTTTTAAGACCACACGTTATTAAATCTGAAATGGATTTCTCAATTGAAGGTCAAGACATCAGATTCGGATTGCTTTCTGTAAAAGGTATTTCTGATAAATCAATTGAAAAGTTAAATAGCTTCAGAAACAAATACTCAAATAAATTCGAAATTTTTCAAGCAGCAGAAGAGGCAGATTTAAACATAGGAGTATTATGTTCTTTGATTCAAGCTGGAGCATTAACTGGCTTTAAACAAAGCAGAAGTAAAATCGTACTAGAAGCTCAACTTTGGAATATCTTAACCACTAAAGAAAAAAGATATGTAATTTCATTTGCTGAGAAATTTGATCATGATTTGATTAAGATTATTAAACATTTAAATTGTTTTACAGATGAAAAAAATAAAGTTATTATTAAAGGCTCTAGGTTAGAAACAATTAAAAATAAATACGAACCTTATCTTAAAATTTATAATCAGAATAGTAAAAGCGAAAGTTTCGCTAATTGGTATTATGAAAAACGACTTCTTGGTTATACTTATGAAAAATCATTAAGAGATATCTTCATTGAAAAGAAAGAAGACTTGATGACTATAAGTGAAATTCTAGATTTGCCAGTTAATTCTAAAGTAGCATTTGTGGCAGAAATTATGGATAGTTATTCTGGCACATCTAAAAATGAAAAGAAAACTAGATTTTTAAGATTAAATACTGCCGATGAAACTGGTAATATTAATGTCTTATTATTCAATGACAAGATAGATAATAATAAAACCTTAAATAAAGACAAAAATTTTGAAGAAAAGAATATTGTTATATTTAAAGGCATTAAAAAAGAAGATTGTATATTTGCAGATATTGCAGCAATTCAAGATCATCAAATTTATATGAAATTAAGTGAACTTAAAAAAATTAATTAATTTAAATACATTTCTTGAAATCTTTTGTTATATTTAAACTCTCCATATAGATGAATACATTTTGATTCTAAGAAAAATTCTTTAACATCTGGACAATAAGTATTTTTATACCATGCGGAAGTTAATGGCGCTAATTCTTTATAAAAAAAAGTAACATTTTTATTTAATACACTACAAGCATTACTAAAATGGTATTGTTCTGCTAATATCGAAGTTGTCCAATGGTTAAATTTATTGTTAATTTTAAAATGTTCTAGATAAGATTTAAGAAAAAAATTTTTATTTTTTATATTTAATATCATATCAATTGAAGCTTTAGAATATTTTTGAAAAAAATCATAATCTTGTCCACCAATAATTCCACAATTATAAGCATAATCAATATTATTTGAATTTTCGCAATAATATTTATTTGGACATTCTTGTTTAAAATAATCTAAGCTATAACCATATCTATATAATTTTTTTTCTAAAGATTGAACAATTATATCTTTTTTTAAAATATACTCTGGTATTTTTTTAAAAATTAAAAAATCATAATCTAAATGAATAAAAGGTTGATTTTTATGAGCGATTTTATTTAAAGCAAACATTTTGCCTAAACACCATACATCACCATATTCTTTAGGAACATCATTTAAATAATTATTTATGGAAGCAAATTTTATATTTTTAAATATTTCTTTTCCTAAACTATCAGTAATAAGATGTACTTCGCCATTATATTGATTAATTAAATTAACAGATTTTTCAGTTAATTTTAACATTAATTTTTGTTGCTCTTCAGTCTTATTCCTATCAGTATAATTCCAATAAGACATATAAAATTTCACTATTAATTTACACTTTTAAATCAAAATATTTGACATTCATTAATAAGTATAGTATTATCTCAATATGATATCATTTTATAAACCAAATAGTAAAAATACAGGAACAGCCTGTAGTTTCACAGTAAACTCAAAAGATGCTTCAATTTGGGGATCTTTAATTAAGCAAAGTTCATGGAATGAAGCCAAGAAGATTGGTTCATTTTCAAATAATCAAAATAATCCCAATAAGAGCGTTAAAGTTAAATTCTCTTTAACAGAAGCAGCTGGAATTCTAGATGCAATCGAAAGGAATACTGAATTTTCAGCTTATCATACTTCTGAAAAGCAAACTACTAGAATTAAGTTCTGCCCATATATTCGAGATGACAAGCAAGTTGGCTTTTCTTATTCAGTTAATAAAGAAGATAAGCAAAATAGTGAAAACAAACAATCTTATTTAATTGGATTTTACTTTAATGAGGCTCGACTTGTTAAAGAGTTTTTGTCTTATGCTTTAAATTCAGTATTTGAAGCTCAAAGAATTGAAACAATTAAGAATTTAAAAAATTCTAAAAAAGAACAACTAGAAACTCCAACTACAGAAAGCTCCGATAATCAAGAAGATAGTGAACTTTGGTAGTTGAATGAAGAAAAAGAAACTATTATATCAATCTGATTTTAGTTTAGCCAAGACGGGCTTTGGAAGATCGGCTAAAGCTCTTTTATCTTATTTATATAAAACTGGTAAATATGATATAACTCACTATTCTTGTGGATTACCCTATGTTCATCCAGAATTTGAAAGAACTCCATGGAAAACAGTTGGATCATTACCTAATAATCCTCAAGAAATGCAAGAGCTAAATAAAGATCCAAATGTAGCTAGATTAGCTAGTTATGGGGCACATTATTTAGATAAAGTTGTTCAAGAAGAAAAGCCAGATGTATATATCGCAGTTCAAGATATTTGGGGAATTGATTTTGCAGTAGAAAAGAAATGGTTCGATAAAATAACTTCTGTGCTATGGACAACATTAGATTCTTTACCTATTCTACCTTCTGCACTTACCAAAGCAGATAAAATTAAAAATTATTGGATTTGGAGTAATTTTGCTACAAAAGCTATGCATGAATTAGGCCATAAACATATTAAAACTGTACATGGTCCAATTGAAACTCAAAATTTTTATAGATTAGAAAATTCTAAAAAAGAAGATCTTAGAAAAAGATTTAATATTCCATTAGAAGCATTTATCGTAGGATTTGTTTTTAGAAATCAATTAAGAAAAAGTGTTCCAAATCTTCTAGAAGGATATGCTCTTTGGAAGAGATCAAATCCACATATTAAAAATACTTATTTACTTCTTCACACTCATTGGGGCGAGGGATGGAATATTCATAGATTAGCACAAGAGTATGGAATTAATTTAAATGAAATTTTAACTACATATATTTGTAGAAACTGCGGAAATTATGAAGTTAAACCTTTTCATGGTCCAGAAGTAGATTGCAGATTTTGCAATACTCAAAAATCTCAAATTACCACTAATGTAAGTTTAGGCATCACAGAAGATCAATTAAATGAAGTATATAATTTAATGGATGTATACTGTCATCCATTTACTAGTGGTGGTCAAGAAATACCAATTCAAGAAGCAAAGCTTACCGAGCTTATTACTTTAGTAACAAATTATTCTTGTGGAGAAGAAATGTGTGAACCAGAAGCAGGATCATTTGAATTAGATTGGTCAGAATACAGAGAGCATGGAACAGAATTTAAAAAAGCATCCACAAAACCATCTTCAATAGCTAAACAATTAAATAAAATATACAATATGCCCATTCAAAAAAGAAGAGAAATGGGTAGAAAAGCCAGAGAATGGACTATAGAGTATTTCTCAGTTGAAACTGTTGGAAAATTTATAGAAGATTTTATTGATAATGCTCCAGAAACGAATTATGATTTTTCTACAAAAGAAGAAGAGAGGAATCCATACTTTCAAATACCAGAAATTAAAGATGACGCAGAATGGTTGACTTGCATGTATCATAATATATTAAAAATGCATCATGTAGATAATAATGATGATGGTCATAAATATTGGATTCAAGAAATTGCTAAAGGCGCAAAACGTAGTGATGTTGAAAATTATTTTAGAAAAATTGCAGCCCAAGAAAATGAAAAAAATAAAAAAATTAGCTTCGAAGAACTTTTGGGTGAAGAAAAACCAGAAGATAGAATTCTATATGTTATGCCAGAATCAATAGGAGATATATATATTTCCACTAGCTTATTCCAATCAATTAAAAAACAATATCCAAATAAAAAATTATATGTTGCAACTAATCCTCAATACTTTTCAGTATTAGAAGGCAATCCTTTTATAGATAAGGTAATTCAATATGTGCCACAAATGGATCAATTATTGTGGTTAGAGGGTATTGGAGATCATAAAGGATATTTTGAAATTGCATTTTTACCACATATTGGAACTCAAAGAATGTTTAATTATCAACATAATGGTAAAACAAATATAGCTTTTGGTTTAAAAGATGAATCAAATTAAAGTACTTGTTCCACAACTCATCTCTCCAAAAGGAGCATGGTTTATTTGGAAGCAAAATGCAGAGAATATATTTAATAATTTAACATTTAAAAACAAACATCGAGCTGTATATGATGGTTATATTGAGGGCAATGAGCATAGATACGCTAAGTTGATTAGATTAAGAAATAAAATAATAGAGGAAAATCTTACTGATGATTATACTCATGTTTTTTGGATGGATTCAGATATAGTTGAATATCCATTTGATATAATTGAAAAATTATTATCAATTTCAACAACAGAGGTAGTTGCACCATATGTTTATATAGAAAATAATGATTGGTGGCCTTGGAAAAGATTTTATGATATTGATGGATTTATTGATTCAAATGGAATTAAATTTGACTTTAAACCCCCTTATAATAAATCCAATGGAGATGTTAAAACTGAAGTTAATTCTGTAGGCACATGTTTTATTATTCCAGCCCACTTACATAAAAAAGTATCATATGATATTAACGATAAAAGATTAGATCATGTACCTTTTTTTGAGAAAGTTCGGGGTTTAGGACATAGAATCATAGTAGAACCAAATATAGAAATAAGACATGCATTTTTACCTAAATATGGAGAAAACTTTCATTAATTTATGCACCTCGTAGAATCATACGCCACATCTTGTGGATTAAAAATAGGAAAACCATTTATATTGGAATCTTATTTTCCACTACCCTTTGATAAATATATATCATTTCAACCTTTTAGTAAATATACTGCAAAAGACTATGATTATTGGCAAGAGGTCATTAATTTAATTTCACCTATTTTAAGGCAGAATAATATTCAAATTGTTCAAATTGGTGGAGAGAAAGAAAAAATCATAGACAACTGCTATACTGTGAATGGTCAAACAACAATAAGACAAGCAGCTTATATAATTAAAAACTCATTATTACATCTTGGTACTGATAGTTTTGGAGCCCACATAGCTTCTGGATTTAATAAAAGAATTATAGCATTATATAGTAATAATAATATAAACAATGTAAAACCATATTGGACCAATGAAGAAGATATGGCTTTGCTATCTCCGAAAATTGATAAAAAACCTAGTTATGCTGCTGAAGAAAATCCAAAATCAATAAATGAAATTAAACCAGAAAAAATCGCTCAAGCGGTTTTAAGACTACTTGGTATAGATAATAATTTACATCTCATGGAAACCATTTATAATGGCAGATTATATAACAATAAAATTTTTCATATTATTCCCAATCATGTAGTCGAAAGATCTCAGATGATAAATAGTTGCATTGTAAGAATGGATTTAGATTTTAACGAAGATAATTTAAATCAACAATTAAAACTTATGCCATGTATTATTGCTTCTCATAAACCAATAAATTTAGATATTTTAAAAGAAAATAAATCCAATATTCTAGGAATCAATTACTTTGTAGAAGACGAATCTAGTATTGAATTCATTAAAAACTTGAAAAATTTAAATATCAAATATCAATTATATTCTTATTTACCCAAAGAAAAGATAAATGACTATAAATTAGCCTATATTGATTATGGTATAATAATTAATATTAGTTTAAAACATCCAGAAGTTGAAGATAAAATCAAACAATACATGGATAAAAAAATCTTTTATAAATCAAACAATTTAATACTAAGCAAAGGAGAAGTATTCTTGAGCGAAAAAGCTTTAATTGATAATAAACCAGTTAAAAATATTAATGAAAATATCCAAGAATTTTATGATATTAACATATTAAATGAAAATCCAGAAAAATTCTATATCTTTACAATAGACTTGACAAAACAATAAATACGAACTATACTCATAGAATGAGTCCAAAAATTAAAGATAACGAAAATACTACTTCCATTGGTAGTTCTGAATTGGTTGATATAGATATCATATCAAAGAATACTCAACCAGTACTTCAAGTTGTTCCTCCAAATCTTATTACTAGAAATCAATATGGACTTATTGATGATAAAAATCATAATTATATATTTAATGATGATGGAACAATTAATTGGCGTAAAATGGTAAAGACTGAGCACCTTGTGCCTAATAGACAAAAGACTCAAGAAACAGATGTTTCAAAACTTCAAGATAAAGATTTGCTTATTCTATTAGGTGGTATTAAAGAGCTTGCTCAAATTCGTGGATATACAAGTGTTGAATATAAAGTAGTGGCAGCAAGCGAAAACTATTTTGCAACAAGTTGTCGTATAACTTGGATTCCAAATTATGAAACTGGTGGTCGTGAAATTGTATTTGAATCTCTCGCAGACGCAACAAGTAGTAATACTAAATCTTTTGCTAGATTCTTTTTAGCCGCAATTGCTGAAAATCGTGCATTCGTAAGATGTGTTCGCAATTTCTTAAAAATTAATATTGTATCTCAGGAAGAACTTGGAGATGCAAAATTACTAGACGAAGGATCTTCTTATCAAGAAAATCCAACTTCTCCATTAAGTTTATTGGAAAAGATTATGAAACAAAAAAATATTTCATTTGAAATTTTAAAAAGCAAACTGATTAAAGAAAATTTTGATAATGTAGAAAATATAAACTCTTTGAATGATATTCCTAAAGCTAAAATTTTTGAATTAATTGAAAGAATTAAAAAAATTAAATAAAAATTAAGGACATCCAGCACAAGCTTTATATGGTTTGTAAACTACTTTTCCATCGCTATAACCTGCGCCTAAATTAAAAGCTTGATCTTTAGTTAATACATCACAATATCCTGCTATCATTGGTAACATTCCCATTGAAGCGATTCTAACTACTAGATCAAAATAATTTCCAAAAGTATCTATAGGAACTGAAGTAAAGAATTCTGGATATCCACCAAAAACACTAGTTCCTAAATTTAATATTTCCATATTAGGATATTGAGAAGAATACAAAGTAGACATAACTCTAGTTGAAACTATAATTTTTGGATAATAAAAATATGATTTTTTAGATCTACATATATATGGCCCAAATATAGATTTTTCTTTTTTTGGATTTACATATCCTTTTTGTTTAGAAGAAAGTAAAACAGGAACATAATCTAAAAAATCTGCATATATATAATTTGAACCTATATTAGTTTTATTTTTCATTACTTCTAATAATTGTTTTTTATATTTTTTAGAATTTTGTATAAAATTAGTTGTATCAATGAAATGTGTTTTTAACTTATCTATTTGAGAATTTTCTATTTCTAAATTTGCTATTAAATTACTTATATAATTTGAACCTTGTTCTCCACGAAGAAAAGTAAAAAATCCCCCACCACCATTAAATTGATATTTAGATAATGTCGTATCATAACTTGAATTTCCAGTTATTTTTCTAAATGCAGTTTTGCTTGATAAATTTATTAAACTATCATTTTGAATTCCATTATTTTTATCAACATATGGATGTTTTCTTTTTATTAAATCTCCAAGAATACTTGATGATTTATTTTTTTTAGTTTCATAAGTATAAAAATTACAATATCCTAATTTAGGTAATTGAAAAATAGCGCTAGAAGAATAAGCTGTTGCAAGAGTACCTAATAATATATAATAAATTGCTAGCGCTGCTAAAAGTTGGACTAAACTTCCTACTCCTGTAGTTAGAAGAGCTACTGTTAAAGGATCTATTGAAGGTGGTATACTAGCCATTCTAACATCCAAACCATATGAATTATAAAATAAATCGGACATTTGACTTTCAGTAAATCCAATTGGTCTGATTGTTCCAGAACCGTGTATTGGGCCTCTACCTCTTTTTATTCTTTCGTCTTCTAAAGCTTTTTTAATTTCTGGAGTTAACTTTGTATCGTTATTTATTACTCTTCCAGCCCCATTATTAAAAAATACATAATGCTGATTTATTGGTAATGCTCCTAAATGATTTATTTTATTTAAAATAAGTTTTGGATTATCCATCCCATAAGTATTATTCCAATTAGTTGAAGTTAAAAGACTCATTTTAATTATGAAGTTTGGCTACTACTATAATAAAAGAAAGGATTCATAAAAGGAACTCCATAAGCTACAGGATTTCCATCATAATTAAATGTCGTCATCATTATATTATAATCAATTACTTGAACTAATTTATTTACTTCTTTTATTTGATCTGAACCATTTGATATAGGAATAACTTTTCCTATTTGAGAAGTATCATTAGTTAAATAAGCTAATGGAAAATAAGCTGCAGTTTGTCTTCTATATATAATAGAACTTTTTAAGTTACCTTGTTGGTCAAATTCAATTCCAGGATTATATTCAAATGGTTCTGGATATCCACTCCAAGGATTATCTATTTTTCCAAGTTTTATTTCTGCTCCAGTTGCGTAAAGATTTGGTCCAATTCCAACTTTGAGATACAAAATTTGATTTGACTCTTCTATTTTAAATTCAGAACCTAATCCATTTATAACATGACCACTTAGATTTCCTTCAAAACCTTCAATTAGACCTTTTGTTTCCTTATCTATAAATCCAGTATATATCATCATATCTTTCAAATTAAAAGACCTATATATCACAGATCTAGGTTCTACTGTTAGATATATATATTTATCATTTTTTTGAATATAAGATACTTCAAATGGAATATAACTACCTTGTTTTGCTGCTGCAGTTTTAAATACTGGTGTTGGCATTTTTAAACTCCTGTTAAGTTTATAGTGATTTGCTGTTCATTATTTAAAGTTATTTTTAATTCAGCAATATCATCATAAATTTTATTATTAATATTAATATATTTTATATTTATATTATATAGATTTGTAGAAATATCGTCTATATAATTAGTGGTATATTTTATACCAGTAGTAGTAGTTAAACCACTGTATGCATTTAAATATATTGCAGATATAGGATTATCAGATGCGTAAATATTCCATGTATTAATGAATGTCTTATATCCTAAAGTACCAGTTATATTTCCAGTGATATAATTAGAATAATTTTTATTCATTATTCCAGTCGCTAAAACAACACCATATACAAGAGCTTTGAATATTCCTGTAGAATTTAATGGTTCATAAAGTGAAATTCCACTCACTAAATAATTTCCAGTTTGAAGAGTTGGAGCACCAGCTGATCCAAAAGTTTGTATAAAAATTAAATTTCCACTTTCTCCAGAAGTTGATGAAGTCAACTTTAATTTTGATCCAACAATTTCCGAATATACTCCATAAGAACCACTTCCAGAATTTATAATATTATTAAGAGTATTTATAGAATTAAAATAAAGTGGAGGATTGAATAATGATCCACTTCCATATGTAAGTGTACTTAATTTATCATTGACTGGATCTTCTATACTTATAAAGTCAAAATCTTCTGGACTATTATAATTTAAATAATTATAAGCATTTAAATATCCAGTAGCATAAGATTGTTTTGCATTAATTCCAGAACCTGTAACAATTTGATTAAATATATAAATTCCACTATTTATTTCTAAAACTTTTCCAGTTAATATTCCAGTTAATTCAGCGTAACCAGTTAAATTTTTTCTTGGTAATTTAACTTTTTGAATATTCCCACTACTGATTATTGTTCTTATTTCATCTACATATCCAATACCATTATTCATAACTTTATTTAAAATAAAAGTTCCTGGTAAATCACCAGGATTATTTGCTACTGGATTAACAATATTAAAAGAATTAAACCAATATTGATTTCCAGTTACAATATAATTATAATCTTTTCCAAAAGAAACCGTATAAGTATTTTCATTATAAAAATTATCTCTTAATTTAGCTATACCTGTATATACTCCAGTATATGTATTAGATCTATAAGTTAATGGAGCATTAATTGTAGATGAAACTTTTTGTAATTTTACTTCTAATGGACTTATATTATTTTTATTTTTATTACCAGTTAAAAGTCCAGATAAAGGATATTTAACATTATCAGAAGAATTTATAACAAAATTTTCGTTTATTGGTATTACTTCTCTCCCATATGCATCATAAAAAGTTTGTCCACCACTAAAAGTTCCAGTATGATATCCACTAGCATTATAAACTCCTTGTGCATTAGTTTGTCCTATATCTATCAATTCTGCAATTCCAGTAATTTTTGCATAAAGATTACCAGAATAATTAGAGTCATATAAAGTATCTACTCCAGTTAAAACTACTGATTCTGGATTTGGTACTGTAAAATTATAATCTGAAAATAAGGTTATATTTTTTACTTTGATCTTATTAAGAGGAAAAGATTTAAAAGAATTTGGATTATTATTAAATTGTCTAAGTATATCTGGGTCAATAGGAGCACTCCTAAATCCTGTCATAAATATTCTTGCATATTTAGCCATTTTCCTTATACCTTATTATGTATTACACTGTATATTGAAGTAAATTTTTATATATATTTATATTTATATTTCGTATATTAGCTAAAATTTTTTCTTGAACATGATATTGTGTTTTAGTATTAGATAAATGAATATAAAAATTATTACTTTTATGTATATTTTTTATAATACATTCGCAATTTAAATTATGATATTCTGCATAAAATTTAAGAAATAGTTGTTCTGGGATAGTTGGTATTAAAAAATTAAGTTTTATATTTTTTAAATATTCTATACTATATTTTTTGCGTAAAAATTCATAGATTAAAATTGATTTCTCAGCATAATCTTTTGCTATTTTTGGGTTTTTAAATCCTAAAACAGCACAATTATAAGCTTTTTCATATTTCGCTTCGGATCTTAATTGATTATTTAAAAAAAGTTTATCAATTAAAAAATCCCATTCTGGTATTATTTTTAAAGGAATAATATCTTTAAATTCATTCATTAATTTCATATACCATTCATTGTTTTCAAAAATTTCTTCGTTTTGACAAATTAAATCATAATTTATTAAATTTTCTGTTATATCTTTTAACAAAAAAGTATCAAGATCTATAATTATTTGTTTTTTTTCAATTTTTAAAACTTGCATTTTAGAACAACTCCAATAAATGTCATAATATTTATTGAAGTCTATTTCATTAAATGAATCATATTCTAAACCTATATTTTTACAAAGATTTAAATGTTCTTTTGTAGAATAAAGATTAATTTTTAAATTTTGTTTTTTTAAACAAAGAAAAGATAGGGTTTGAGATATTAAGTATTTTTTTTTATCTAATATAGGTAAAAAAGTATGACTGAATTCTATCATTCGTTTATTTCTTTAATTTTATCTAAAGTTTCTTTTATTTTTATATCTTTTAAATTTTCTAAATTCATAAAATCCATATTTTCAATATCTTCAATAGGAATATCTAACAAAGTACTTAATAAATCTAAATTAACAATCGCAGATACGCCAGAAGAAGAAGATTCAGAAGAAGAAGAAGAAGGTTTGCAGTCAGAATAATCACATTCATAACAAGTAATTTCATCTCCTGCATTAATGCAGTTACTAGGAGATGGAACTTTTACTTTTTTAGGTTTCGTTTTTACATTACCCGTAGTTCCTGGTGGACAATTATCACAACCGCATGTTGCTGTATTATTATCTGGACATGCTCCTAGATCCTTACATGTACATTTTTTAACACAATCTTCACATATATAAGTATAATTATTGCATTCGTCACCACCATTAACAACTACCGATTTACAACTCCAATCACCTGGACCATATTTCCTTGCGCAATAAGAAAAATCACAACCATTAGATGTTGTACCAACTCCAGCATCATAACCTTCACATGGTCTACATCTAGTAGGACTAGGTGAAGGGGATGATGGAGAGGGTGGTGGGGGTGGTGGGGGTGGTGGGGGTGGTGGGGGAGGTGGGGGAGGTGGGGGAGGTGATGGACTTGGTGATGGACTAGGACTTGGTGAAGGACTTGGTGAAGGACTAGGACTTGGTCCTGGATCAGATGATGAAGAAGATGAACTAGATGACGAAGATGAACTAGATGACGAAGAACTAGAGCTTGGTGGAGGTGGTGGAGGTGAACTAGAAGATGAAGAAGATGAAGGTGGCGGTGGAGGTGGTGGAGGTGAACTAGAAGATGAACTGCTACTCTCATCTTGGCATTGATAGCATTGTAAACCATTAATATAAATAGGAACTACTTTTGCACCATTCCAACAATATATATTTGGAGTGCTATAATAACCATAATCAGCGCATGTACGTGAAGGACTAGGACCAGGTGAAGGACTTGGACTTGGTGAAGGACTTGGACTTGGTGAAGGACTAGGACTAGGAGAAGGAGGTTTTAGTTCGCACCCATAACAATTCAAATCTTTTACTCTCATTAAAACAACTTGATAATTATTTCCACAACTAAAATTTGGAGTAGAAGAATAAAAATAATCCTCGCAAGTTGGTTTAACTGGATTATCATAAATATAAATACCAATAACTGCAGTTGAAACTCTATTCTCTCTATCATAAAAATAAATATATTGATTATGCCAACCTAAATTATAAATATATCCTATAATACGATTATCTTTCGTTAATTCAAGAGTATTATGAGATAATATACTGTTTGTACTTATAAAATCACCAAAACTTTCAACTTGATATTCTATATAAGTATTACTATATGCACCTATAGAGTAATTTTTTGTATATAAGATATCGTCTAAACTTTTCAATATAATATATTATATTGATTTTAAAGGATTATGTTTAAAATAAATAATCATAATATGATATTCTAAATCTATTAACTTCTTCTGTTAATATTTGAACTTCTGCTTGTTTTTCAGTTTCTCCATCCCCAATAGCCCCACTTCCACTAGGTTCTGGAATGCCGCTTTCATTTAATTTACAAGAAAAATTAATTAATTGATAATCTGCATAACCACTACCACAAACTATACCTGTTGCACCAGGAGTTCGCAAACATATTATAGATCCACTTGGTTGAGGAACATTTCCACTACCTAATTGATCTAATAAATCTTTTAATTTTTCTTCTACGTCAACTTTTTTATTTTCAACTTCAGATGAAATTGGTATTTCTTTAGTTATTGTATATTTTGTATTTTCAATTGAATCATATGGAATATTAGTTGTAACATTTGCATTAGGGCTTTTAATATAAGTATTAAGTGGTTGTAAATTTTGAGAAGTTACAACTCCAGTCCAATCAATATAATTATCTGAAACTTCTAACCTCATAATTTTAGGAACAAGATAGTTATAGATTTGCAATCTAGGTTGTAAATTTAATTTAATATCATGGCTTCCAAATTTTCCACTTCTTAATGAAACAATATTTATTATACTATTTCCACTCTCATCAATTCCTCCATCAATTCCAGTGAGTAATGGCCCATATTCATATTGTATAGTTTTTTCATATTTTAATGGTTTCCAACTATATAATCCAGAGGATGCAAATTTATAATTTATATTATTAATTAAACTTTGTTTTCCACTAAAATAGTCATATCCAGTAATTCCATTAGAATATATAAATTCGGTTGTATATTCTTTTATCGTTGGTCGTATACCATATAACGATGTAAATACTTTTTCGTAATCAAATGGATATTGTTTAAATGTAATTTTATCTCCATCATAAAAACTATTAACCGCAATTTGTCCAGAATAATAATTTAAATTATATTTTAATTTAATTGTTAATGGGCTTGAATCATCTAAGAAAAATACTCCAGAATAAATAGCATCTCCACTTTCAGGAGTTTTAGGAAGATTTAAATTTGCATTTATTGCACTAGCCAAATCATTACTACATCCATTTTCTTTACAATAACAACATAAACTATTTAAATCTGTATCTATCGCAACTCTATAAATAGATTCATTTGGAGAAGTATAAAAATTTAAATTTTTAGTGAAAACTGTAGATGGTAAGTATTTTTTTGGTATATCTATATACGTTTCTCCATTCTTAAATTTTTTGGCAGCATCTTGACATATAACACAAAATGCAGTAGTACATGCTGCAGCTTTACCTGTTGAAATAGTAATACTTGGTATACATAAATTTGAATATGCTCCAGTAATTTCTTTATAAAATAAAAATGGACTATCTACTGTTCCACTTATTGATCTTTCAAAATCAATAGCAAAAGCTACTGGATTTTGATTATTTAAACTATTAAATCCAGATCCAGAAATTAGTTCTCTTAATCCTAATCCATAAGTTGCCCAAATTTTATCTTCGTTTTGCATGTATATTTCTTTTAATTTTTCTCCAGTAACGTAATTAACGTTTAAAGATAGTAAACTAATGTTTTGATTTTTGCCACTTTGACTATTTTCAGTATACAAGAAATCGTTTTCATTTCCAGAAAGTATAGTTGTATAAGTTCCAGGCTGTAGAAAGTATAAAAATCCAGTTTGTGTTCCTGTTATATAATTTCCATTTTGTAAGTAATTATTATTGTTATCAAATATTATAAATTTATATTCGCCAAGATTATAACTTAAATTATTATTTATATTTTTGTATTCAAATAAACAAGGTAAAGCTATATTTTTATTGTTAGATAATAATGGTGGATTTATTGTAATATTATTTTTTAAGAACTTATATTTTTCATTAACATAAGAACTTGTGTTAGTATGATGAGAACTATCATAATTTATAAAATTATCTACTTTAAAATTTTGCAACATTCTTTTTTGAGAAAGATATTCATTAATATTATCAGTAATTCCAATAGGTTTTATTGGATCTAAAATTTCTATATTCAAAATACTAGGATTTTTTGGTATATCTTTGAAATATCCAGTTCTTAAAATAAGAGAATTCAATTCGATATCACAATCTTCTATACTATCTTCTTCAAAACCATATAAATTAAGATCTAATACAAGAATATGCTGTTCTCCACTTGATGGTAAAAATTGTTGATAATAAGAATCAATTGAATTTTGCCTATAAGTTTTAGCACCATAATTAATATATTCATTATTTACAATTTCATAAGAAACTTTTGGTAATCCATATAAACCAGTATCATATTCATAAGGCTCTTTACCAGAAAATAATCCAGTATAAATTGTACCTAAATAATTTTTTAATTGTATAAAAGAAATATCATTTAAAATATTATAACCTGCAAAATTAGTATAAGTTATTCCAGAAACGGGAAGATTAATATATTTTTGTATATATTGATTTATATTAATTTGTCCACTAGTATAATTATAAATACCAGTATCAAAAACTGGCTTTAATCTTTTATTGCTACTTTGTATTCCATTTAATAAAAATAAACCTGTATTAAATTCAAATTTACTTTGATCAGAATAGATTCCAATACCTGTAAAAAATATTTGTCCATAAGTATTATCTCCCCAACCAGTAATAGTTCCATTTTTTAATAAAGCTATATTAAAATATCCACCAGCACTAATCGCTCTAGCATTTGAGCCAATACCAATTGGTATATTAATTTGACCATAACTATTGTCTCCCCATCCAGTTATAGTTCCATTTTTTAATAATGCTAATGAATGATTTGCTCCTGCACTTATTCTACTAGCATTGGTACCAATTCCAATTGGAATATTTATTTGTCCATAACGATTATCTCCCCATCCAGTAACCCTTCCATCATTTAATAATGCAAGACTAAAATTTTCTCCTGCACTAATTCCTGTAGCATTTGAGCCAATACCAATTGGTATATTAATTTGACCAGAGTTATTATAACCCCAACCAGTAATACTTCCATCCTCTAGTAATGCGAGAGAATGCTTAAATCCAGCACTTATTTTATTAGCATTATTTACTATACCAGCAGGAATTGTTATCTGTCCATAAGTATTATCTCCCCATCCAGTAATATTTTTATCATTTAATATAAGAAGTGAATGTGCATATCCAGCAGCTATTTCAATTCCATTTGTATCTGCGGGAATATTTATTTGACCATAATCACGAAATCCAAAACCAGTAATTTCTCCATTATTTAATAAAGCAAGACCATGATAATATCCTGCCGAAATTTTATTAATATTATATAAATATTTAATTTGATTATAATCATTATTTCCCCAACCAGTTACTATACCATTATTCAATAATGCTAATGAATAATTTAATCCCGCACTAATTGATTTTACATCAGTGATCATTAAATTTTCCTTGGTATATTATACGAAGTATCAGTATAAAAACTTTTTTCATATTTTATATTTGATGCTCTATCAAAAGATATAAAATCACCAGTTTTAATATCCCCAATAGTTATATTTAAAAATGGATTACTAAAATTATTATTTATAATTTTTAATGGATTGTAATAAATTTCTAAAATTCCGCTATAGATATTACCTTCTCCTGTAGTTAAATTTATTTTTTCAATACAGCTTTCACAACCAGAAAGTTGATATCCATATTGATAATAGGTTTTAAGAGTTGGATCAAAGTTATCTAAAGTTCCAGAATCTTGAAATGAAAGATTTCCAATTAAATAATATAAAGTATGAAGATTAGACCAATCATTGGAATAAATTGGATTTTTTGTATATCTTAATTCATTACCAAAATAATTTAATATAAAATTAGAATCTATTAAAGCTCCACCGCCACCAGTTGATTTAATTAAATTAATATAAAGAGTATCTTTTCTTCTCATTAAATTAGAAGAGAATGAAGTAGTATTTCCTGGAGTAGATATTATTCCATAAATTCCAGTTGTTAATAATGCATAAGAATTACCTGTTGGAAAAAATTTGCCATCTAAAAGATTTTCTGGAAGATAATATTTAGTTCCATCATGATATGCACCAAAACAAAAAAGTTTTATATTATGTTTCAAATAATATTCATTTGAGGTTAATTTAATAGGTGCGCCAAAAAATTCTCCACTTTCATTACCATAATAAAGAGTATTTGTTTCTTTATAAGTTTTCGGTATAGAAACTGTAACATATCTATCAAGTCCAGCTGTGCCACTAATTGATACATATTTTTCTAATTTTTTATTACCATATTCATCAAGATATATATTTAAAGGATTTCCACTATTTGAAGTTCCAGTTTGAATAAATTGATAACTTTTTCCTTTTTCAAAATAAAGACCAGAGCCTTGTGTTCCATTTAAATAATAACAATCATGTCTTTTTATTACCGCACCACCTCCAACTGGCACGGAAGTTATATTGTCTGTTTG